CCATAATCATAAAGGACGTTTTCATAGGCAACCTGCATTCTATTCTGCATAGTCTTGCTGCCTTCACTTTGATTTAAACTATCATGTGCCCATTCTGTAATCTTAGGATTAATCAAAGTTACCTGCGTAAAATTCTGTTGATGTAGACTATAAATTTCTATAGAAGTTAAGAAAGGAACTTTGACATTGTTATCGTAGATACCATATTGATAATCTGTTTCACCGTACTTAGTATCTCTAAATTCTACAGGTACTTCGCCATTTGTTCCGTAACTACTGTCTGCAAAATAATGTTTGTAATAGTTGATCCATAGTTTATTAATGATATCGATGTTGTCATCATGGAACTCAACCCCCACTGGAGTATAGGTTAATTTAGTAGGTACTACTGTTTTTCTATTGTACTGATTTAATGTCTCAGTAGCAATGGTAAATTTAGGAAGGTCGACTTTTTTAACCAACAGCCCAACATCCATTGAACTTTTATTCCTCCATTCTTGATCTATAATAGCATTAGGATTGATATTGAATACTACATAGTAGAGGAAACCAACTTTGGGAGAATATGCATAATTATCGTCAACATAAAGTCGACTAGCATGTTGGTAGTCTTTTAAATTAGGATAACCACTAGTATATCCTGTTGACGCTAAAAAGTTATTGAACGCATTACTCATACAAATATTTAGCCAAATAAAAAGCCCGGGTTTTTATGCCGAGCTTTTTGATAGTTAATTTAACTATTAACCTGTACTTAGACCTTGTGCGCCTGCCGGACGTACTACACGACCTACGTCGATACCAATGCCGCTGGCTGCACCACCTGGAGCATCTAGTTGAATAGCATTATCATAAGTGATAGTTAGTGCAATATCCATTGGGTTAGTTGCATCTGCGTAGTCACCGCCTTGATAAGTAGCCTGCTTAATAAAGCATCCTAAGAATTCAAAACTTTCTAGTGTAACTGGTTCAAATTGACCGTTACCACCGTCAAGCATTTCAACACGCATTCTGAACTTATAATCAATACCGCTAGCAGCACCGCTTTGTTCAAAGAAGTCAAATTGTTTCTGTAGTTGCTCACCTACCTTGCGACTAACAACACCGCTCGCGTCATCACGGATAGTTAATTTTGCATCTGCAAAATTGTGCTTACCTAATAGCTTAACTGTGCTGTTGTAAACAGGTAATTTGATTTCTTCAAAACTAACTTCAGGACGGCTAACGTTCATTACCTGTTTAGTTAGTTCAGTTGTAGGTTGCCCTGGAACACCAAAACTGTCTAAAGTAACACGGAAGCGGTACTTTAGTTTTGGCATCAACAGACCCTGTGTAGTGGAAGCCTGACTTCCACTAATAGGTACTGTAAATCTTGATAAACTTGCGATTGGCATATAAATGCTCCTTATTCTTTGTATTTACCTATTATAGTCCGGCTGCAATGTCACCAGTATTTTTCAAGCGTAGTGGAATATAAATGTATTCAATAGCTTTTACTGGCTCAATGGCAATGTCAACATACAACTCATTTCTGTCAATTCTAGAAGGAGTGTTGTTTGTCTCATCGCAGACTACAACATAATCATATAGTGCTCTTTGTCCTACTAACTCAAGCATTAGACTTTCGGCTGCTGCTTTAATTTCGCGACGTGTCTGAGCATCGTTAGGTTCAAACAAGAATGGTCTTGCAAGAACATCTAGTTGTTTACGTAGATAGCAAACTAAACGTGCTACGTTAATTCTATCTAGTGCGCTGGCATTTCTAGCACGAGTACGCTGACCATAGGCCAATACGCCAACACCAGTTAGTGTAGCAATTGGGTTAATCTTAACATCGTCAAGTACGTCACGTAGACCTTGTGGCAATGCAGTAGTCTTGAACTCGCCTTCAGCATTGATATAACCAACACTAGTTGCATTGTCAACACCACCACGACGTGTTCCTGCTGGAGCAAACCATGGGTAGCTCTTAGCATCACTGTTAATGATTGTACGCAACATCATGTGACTTGGTGGAACAACAATCTTGTTGCCTGTGTTGTCAGTAGCATAGCCACTTGGGTAGTACATGGCCATGTATTCGTCATAGCTTGTAGCACCTGCATCACCGTTGTCTAATGCACCAGCAGTGTTTAAACCCCAAGCATTCAACGCAGTGCCAGTTGGCTCTAAGCGGAATGGTGTATCACCTACAACAAACGCAGTAATACCGCGATCAGTGTTCAATCCAATCATGTTCTGAATAACTTCAGGATAACCAGGAGTTGCTAGCAAATTAAATCCTAGCGTGTCATTATCACGGATACTTTGATTAGTATCAATTAGAGATTTCATAGCCTCAATTACTTGTGCTCGTTGACTTAGTCTACCAAACTGCGGACCACCGTCAGCGGCTACAGCATTCTGTGATACCCAGCGATCAGCTGCATATGAAGACATGCTAGCATTGTTAAGTCGAGGGTTTGTTTCAGTAACATCGATGTAACCAGAAACATATCTCTTAACGTTGAATCCGCTACGGCGTGTGTTCCATAGACGCATACCTTTTGGATACAATGCTGGATCTGGTGCATCTGGATCTAGGTTGTTACTGCCTAACAATCTTGAAATGCTAGATGGTGTAGAGCTAGAACCTTGCTCTGCCCAACGTGCATCGGCAAACAACCATCCATCTGGTGTTGATTGATCTGTTACATCTTGTTTGACCCACTCAGTACCGCTGTAAACATAAATGTTTCTACCATACTGATCGATATCACTAGTGTCAACCCAGATATCGCCCGTGACTAGTGCTGAACCATCAGATTGTCCTGTAGTTTTGTCAGGCTCTGTGGCACTAATGATTGGACCAGCTGGATCAGCGTTAGGGAATGAGTTGCTATAGCCAACCCATGTTGTACCGTTGTGATACATAACATCCACTTCATCGACAACACTGTTGTACCATAATGCTCCGTCTGCAGGAACTGTATATGGAGCAGTTGGAGTTGCTTCATAGACTAATGACTTCCAAGCAGTAGCAATATAGTTGAATTGTGTTGTGCCAAAGACAAAATCATTGGTAGGTGTTGAATATAGATTTGCAGTTGACCCTAGGGCAAAGAAGTTTCCTAATGGGGTATTAGTATCGTCGTATAACTCAAAAGCGCCACCACCAGAGTGTGTGATAGATAACACGTTTGTAGTGTTATCCCAGGTTGCGCTTAGGTAAGTTAAACCTGCCGCTGAAAGAGCTGCTGGAATTAATGATCCTAATTTTAGTCCGGTATTTAAGGTGTTAACAGTTACAGTTTGTGTGCTACTCCAAGTACCAGATAATGTTGTTTCTCTTACAACAAATTTATAATCTGTTGAAGGATTTGCAATGTTACCACTAGCTGATCCAGTGATTGTTGTAACACCTGTTACAGCTTTTCTCCAAACTTTAAAACTAGCAGATTCAGTAACACTGTGATCGTAGTTAGATTCAATGAATAACGATCCTACTGGAATATTTTTACCGCCGCCTGTAGCATCTAATGCATAGTTAGCACTAGGGATATTAGAATAAATCGGTGTAGTTACAGTAGTCCAAGACTGACTTGAACTATTGTATAATTTGATTGACCAGTTTGCACCATTTGCAGGAGTGGTTGTTGTTACCCAAACGCTGCCAGTAGCAGTACTACCGTTAAAGTTTGGATAAGAATAGTGTTGACTAATTGCAACTTGTTTACCGCTATCAAAACCATCAGCTACTGCTGTCCAAGTGTTATTTGATCTCTTGTAGTATAACTGATTTGTATTGTTGCTGGTTACAACCATGCAATAATCACCAATCTGACCAACACTGGCTGCAGGGGCACTTCCGTCAAAGTTAGCTGCCTGTGAATTATCATCTAAAACAATAGGAGTCTTAGCAGTAAATTTCTGTGTAGTTGCATTCCACTCTTTGACACCAAATACTGACGATGCAGTATCTACCCAATATGTTCCGCTAACTGGTGCGCCTACTGGTTCTGTACTAGTCGGTGTTAACGCAGCTAGGTCCATGTCTGCACGTACTATGTATGCACGTGAGCTTACACCTAATGCACTATAGGCAGCTTGTAAGCCATATTCGTTTAATTCATTACCGTGTAATGGATTGCCACTGCTGTCAGTGTAGAACAAAGGTGTTCCGAATGTATCTGTTAGATCACGTTGACTTGTGATTAACCATACTTTACCTGCATTAGCGGCTGTGGTACCCAAAGCTGTTGTTCCGCTTGGGTTTGTTTTATCTTCTTGTGTGGCTACAAATAGCATCGGCACCGTGCCGGGGGCTGACGGAGTGTAAAAACTCTCGTCAATAACGCTTACTTGTACGCCTGGTGAATTCAATGTTGCCATTTAACTGTCTCCTATATGGATTACTTGAGTTATTTACCAAGATGATGATAAAAACTCCTGGTTAAATACGTAACAAAAGGGCGCAAAAAGGGCGGGTATGAGAAATTTATGTAGAATATGGTAAACAAAGACCTGTAGCAGTTAACTACTACAAAGAAGGTCGTGCATTCTACAGGTCAAAATGCGACCACTGTGCTAATAATCGAAGTGACGGTACTCCAAAGTGGGAGTTAGCTGGTTACAAAAAGAAAACTGTCTGCGATAAGTGTAACTACACTTCTAAATACAGTGAACAGTTTAATGTGTTCTACGTTGATGGAGACCCTAGTAATTGTAGATATACAAATTTAAAAACAGTGTGTGCTAACTGCCAACGACTATTGCACAGGCTCAAGCTACCTTGGAAACAGGGCGATCTTCGACCAGATTTTTAATCTGCTCAAATAAGTCGTCTATGGATGAATTGTTCTGTATAGTGTAGTCGATGTCTTTGCCCACCCATGCAGTTTCGCTGGCATGCACGCCTAGTGCTTTAAGTTTTTCGGCGGCAAACGTATCACCATTATTTGCTTTGCCAGCCATAATATGCCAGCTAGGTAATTCACCACGTTGCACCCAGATTACTTTTCCGCCTGCATTATGAATAGCCTTAATTTCGTTAGGAAAACGTACATCACTGATAACAATGTTGTCAGTGGTTTTACGCATTTTGTTTTCTACTGAAGCAATCCAAATATCGTCGTGGAAACCTTGACGGCAAACTTCAGTGCCCCAGTATTGTAAAATCCAACGGGGAGTTAACTGCGGCATATCTAAGCGTTTTGCCCACCAAGGATCTACTTGTTCACGCCATTCACGAGCTTCTTTGGTACGGCCTTCTAGGAGTGTGCGGTCCCATCCAAACACTGCGGCTACAGCATCTTTAAGAGTATTAGCAAACGAGTCTCGACGAAATCCGTGAAAGTTAACCAAATAATCTGCGGCAGTGTCTTTGCCAGAGCCAATAAAACCCACGAATCCGATAATCATAGCATCTCCTTGCGATACTATAATTTATAGGTTTTTTACTGCGATGTCAAGATTTTTATTAACCAATTACGAATGTAAGTGGTGTGCCGCCGTCTTTGTAGTTTACTAGATCCATCTCTAGTGTTTCCATTTCGGCTTTGCCTTCGCCTTTTAATGCAGTACCGTTTAGAGCGGTGCCGCCTTGCGGACTAGCAATCTGATTGAATTTTTCACGGGCTTCACCTAGCATCATCTTGCAGGTAGCCAGCGAATAGTCCTTGAGCCACTGGTTAGCAAAAGGGTCCTGTAATAGATTAAAGTCAGGACGATAGTTGAACAACCACAGAAGCACTTCTTCTTCACTTCTAGGACGTTGCATGATAGTTAGTTTTTTAGTAGTTTTATTAAATGTAAAATTAATATCACTACCGAACATTTTGCCTACTTGCTTCTGATATGAAGCAAAAGCATAATAGGTAGCTAAGCCGCCCATGTTCGAAGAAGTTAATAGATAGGTATTTGAATACGCTAAATTAAATGGTTCAAACAAAGTTCCACCTTGTCCGCCCCCTGACCTAGAACCGATACTGCGTCTAAAGATTTGACGTACATTTGTTACTTCTTGAGGCAAAATGTAGTCGTTTTTATCAATTTCTATCATTAAAAAGCCGAAACTTTCTTCTACCGCATTACTGCTACGTTGACGGAACTTATTTAAAGCACGGTCAATGGCAGTGTTATAGTGGGCAGGATCTAGCTCTACGTCAACCATGCCATCACCTAGCATCAGTTTGCAATAGTCTATTACTTTTTGGCGTTCGTTTTCGTTCTCAGTCATATCAATATTTAGCTATAAATAGTAGACTATGCCAAGACTTTCTCTTTACCGTCCCGAAAAGGGCAATGATTTTAAATTTCTAGATCGTACAATCAACGAGCAATTTCAGGTTGGCGGCACTGATGTATACCTACACAAATATCTAGGAGCAGTAAATCCAGCAGAGGGCGAAAGTAGTCCTACAAAACCAGCAAACGTTGCTGAAGCAGGCGAGCTAGGCATTCAAGATGTACTATTCATGGAAAACAGGGATCGGCATTATGATCCTGATGTTTATGTTATCCGTGGAATTTATACACTACAAGACATTGATTTTAACCTAAGCCAGTTTGGGTTATTTTTACAAAACGATAATATTATGATCACATTCCACTTACGTGGAAGTTATGATTCTATAGGTAGAAAAATCATGGCAGGTGATGTCATTGAACTGCCGCATCAGAAAGATGAGTATGCACTAGATGACAGTCTAGTAGCACTAAAAAGATTTTATGTAGTCAGCGAAGTAACTCGTCCTGCTAGCGGTTACAGTCAGACTTGGTACCCGCACTTAATTCGTGCTAAATGTCAACCGCTTGTTGATACTCAAGAATTTAAAGAAATACTTGACGGAGATTCTGGAGCAGGCGATGGTAGCACTCTACGAGATCTGTTGTCCACATACCAAAAGAATATTGATATTAATGATCAGATTATAGCACAGGCACAAGAAGACACTGGTGCTAGCGGTTACGTAACAAACCAATTTTATGTAATCCCTAAAGATGAAAACGGACTAGTTGATGTTGAAGATGTTGCCAGTGGTGAAGTCGATGTTAGCTCAACTGCTTTAGATGCCAGTGCAGTCCTTTCAACTCCTGATAAGAATTATTACCTAGGATACCTAACAGGTGACGGCGTTCCGCCAAACGGTGCTCCGTATGGTTTTGGTATAGCATTCCCAGGTGGCGCTATACCCGGACAGTTTTATCTTAGAACTGATTATTTGCCAAACAGATTGTTTAGATATGATGGTAAGAATTGGATCAAGTTTGAAGATAATGTAAGAATGACTAATAGTATGTTGGGCGAAACGCAGACTGCAGACTCTACTAAAGTAAGAAAAACACAGAAGTCAGGCTTTGTTAATAACACATCAACTGCAACTATAGGCGGTGAAGTTGTTCAAGAAAGACAGGCATTGAGCAAAGCATTAAAAGCAAGGGCAGATAATTAATGGACTATTTTTACGACGGGCAAGTAAGAAGATACTTGTCACAGTTTATACAGATTATGAGCAACTTTGCTTATAAAGATGCCAAAGGGCAGTTAGTTCGTGTACCTGTACGGTATGGAGACATGACTAGACAAGTTAGTCAGATTCTTAAAAAGAACAGCGAGAACACAATTCCCAGTGCTCCTTTTATTTCTTGCTACATTAAAGACATGCAATATGATCTTAGTAGATTACAAGATCCTACATTTGTCAGTAAAGTCCATATTAGAGAACGTGCGTTCGATGAAGACAACAACGAATACTTAAACGTTCAGGGTAATAATTATAC